CTGCGCCATGGCAGCCACGTTTCGCCGCCATCGTCCGAATAGCGCAGCAGCACGTCGCAGCCGGTTCCATCGGCCTTGCCGGCGCCGACGCGGCAATCAAGCTCGAACTGCGGGAACTTGATCGTGTCGAGCGACTCCTGCGCGTAGTGCGGGCTGATCCGGTCGCGCACGAGGATATCGCCCGCCTTGTTGTGCGTTGCCGGGTTGAGCACGTAGAGCTTGCCCGCGGCGTCGCCAACGATGTGCTTGCCGTAGCAGTAGGCGTGATGCGTCTCGCGCGCGGGCCGGTATCCACCGGTTGCGAGGTCGAGCTCGGCGCGGTCATGCCACTGCTGCGAGGCCACGTCATAGACGAGCGAGGTGTCGAGCCCCGGCACGGTCAGCGAGTAGAAGGACCGGCCGTTCTGCTGGTAGGCGAAGGCGATGGCCTTCGTCACGTCGGTGCCCGATTCGATGACGCGCTGAATCTGCTGCTCGACGCCCTGGTTCGAGATGCGTTGCGGCTGGTAGCCCTGCGCGCGCCACACGACGCCGCCGCCGTTCTCGTCGCGGCCCAGCCAATACACGGTGTTGTCGAGCCGGCAGATGCTGAAGGCAGCCACCGTGCCGGTCTGCATGATGGCGGCCTTGCTCTGCTCGAACGGGAAGTCGGCGGCACCGGTATTGGCCCACGGCTCCACGCTGGCCGACCCGAAGAGCCACGCCTCGCCGTGGTCGGCAAACGGGCACACGATGTTGTCGGGCGACGCTGGCGCCTGCGCAAAGTCGAGGGGGTCTTCGCTCGACGCATCCTCGATCGCGCTGATGTACCAGGTCTGGGTGTTCGGCTGGCTGAAGAGGAAGTAGCCGCCGGCATAGGCAACACGCACCGAGCCGAGCCATCCGGCCGCCGTGATGCGCGCAAAGCTCTGCGTGAGGAGGTTGTAGACGTAGCCGTTCGGGCCGTCGGTGATCACGAGTTGGTTCGCGCCGATGGCCATGCCGACGTAGCCATTGCGGCTGTTGAGCGTGCCGCGGAAAGCAAGCCGGCCTTTGCGATCGACATAGAAGAGGTTCGCCCCGCTCACGCAGAAGAGCGCCGTGCCGTCGGCGTTGGCGACCAGGCCGCGGATGGCGCTCATTCGTCGGGCGGCGCGAACGGCGCCGTCGGCACGGTGTAGGTGGCGCCGTACATCGGCGTCGGGTCATAGCGGAAGTACACTTCGTCGACATAGCCCGTGAAGCTCGCCAAGGCCAACTTGTCGAGCAATAGGTCATCCCACGAGTCGGCGCCGGTCGAAAGCGGCGAGATGAGCTTCCCATTCGCGAACAGGGCCGTGATCCCCGTGGCGTGGTCATACTGGACGGCAATGTGGTTCCACACCCCGAGCGCCGGTTTGTCGATCGGGTCGCCGGCAGTACCACCTCCAACAACGACATTATTTTGATAGCCGACCCCGAAGGCTGCGAACAGCGATTCGGTGTAGGTGATCGCCACATAGGCCGGGGACGCGTTATCGCTGCTGAACAGGGTGAAGAACTGGACTTGCGGCAGCCCTGCTGTATCGGCCGGGTCGAGCCACCAGAAGCCCTCAATGCGCCAAGAGCGTCCGGTCGGGTCGCCTTGGATCCCCGCAGCCTGGTAGTCGCCTGATGTCCGAACCAGATGCCCCGATTTCTCGCCAAACTTCACCTGTGTCGTGCTGAGAGCGGCGCTGCCAGTCATGGCAAAGTCGGGCCCGATCACCGAGAACGTCTTACCCGCGAGCAGCATCTCGAAGTGGCACAACAGACCCTCCACGGGAACCGTGCGCAGCGTACCGATCGGGTCTTCGATCAAAGCGCCCGCCGATGGAGCAGTGAGCGTCACGACAGCCTCGTACAGACTGTCGGTCGGCGTCTTCAGGGTGAAGAGGATCGGCTTTGTGGTCTCGCCTGCCGCGAACTCGAGGAGTCCTGTGTAAACGTCGTCGGCGCGTTTGAATCCCTCGGTGCCGTCGAATATCTGACCGGTTGCAGTCCACGTCACAGACACGGCGGTATCGGTCACACGCGCGCGCGTCACGGTGAGGGTGAAGTCGGAATCATTCACCGACGTGCCGGACACATCATCGATCGTGAAAAGAGCGAGGTCGGATGTCGCGAACAGGTCGAGGCCTGGCGCGCTCTGCAGATACGCTGCCGTCTTGCCTCCGGCCACCTCGTTCGCGACCGGGAACAGGTTCACCGAGCGCTGCACGTCCGCCTTGCGCGTGTCGAGGGAGTAAGAGGGGCCGACGAAGGGGATCATGGCAAACCGCCCAGGAAGGCCGCCTTCGAGTACCAGCCGCGCGCGTTGCTCGGCAGGTCGACGCTGAGCTGCGGCACATTGAGGTTCATGCGCTTGACCATGCGGCGTCCGGCCGCCGCAATCTTCGCGACGCTCGCGGGCACAACCACTTCAAAGCCGGGCGCACACTCCTCGGCAAGCGCGAAGATGAACAGCCGCTCGTACCCGCGCGGCAGCACATAGTCGGTCGTGAGGTCAGCGAACTGCGCGACGTTCAAGCTCGTCACGAGGTGGAGCTCGACCTGCGCTTGCGGCCAGAGGAACAGGTTCCCCGTCGGATTGCCGCCGTCGAAGAAGCACACCGTCGGCCACGACGTTCCGATCGTCTTCTGAAAGATCGAGTTGTAGGTGTCGCGGTCGACGGGCTGCAGCGGATAGTCGATCGTGCTCACGCGCGAGAACGAACTCGACTCGATGCGGTCGGGCCGCGGGATGTCGATCTGCATGCCCGGGCCGATGGTGAGCGACGACGTGCTCGCCGGCACTTGAACAATCGTCTCGGTCGCGCTGTAGGCGAACGTCGGCGCGAGGTTCATGCCGTCGATCATGGTGTTCAAGGTCGACAGCAAGTCGGCTGCGACCGTGCCGTCGACGGCCTGGCCAGCGCCGCGAAGCGACAGCGCGTCGAGCGCGCCGCGGATGATCTTCGAGGCGGTGGTCATGGCTTAGGCCGCGTTGCGGCCGCGGGCGACGCCGGGCTTGCGCTTGGCGGCCGGCGACTCGTCGGTGCCACTCACCGGCAGCGCGCCGGCCTGCTGCACTTGCGCGTCGACGCCGATGTCGGCAGCGCCGGGCTCTGGCTTCTCGGTGAGCTCCGGGTCGTGCGGCGCGAAGCCGTTGTCGACGGCGTGCTGCTCGGCGCCCTCGCTGTGCACGAGCAGGTGATCGGCCGAATGCGGCGACCACTTGCCGCCGCGATAGAGGAACTTGGGGTATGGCATTTCGGTGTCCTTCGCTTGAAGTGGAAAGGGGCGCAACCCGTGAAGGAGGCGCCCCAAGCCCCGATGGCCGGGGCTATTCGGTCATCCGGCACGCCCACTCGTTGCGGACCGCAGCGAGGGTGCACAGGATGTCGATACGCGTGGACTCGATGTCGTTCAGGCCGTCGCCGAACGTCATCACGCGCATGCTGAAGCCCTTGGCGTTGTAGGTGTAGCCAATGCAGCTCGCGATCACCGGCAGCGGCATCATCGCGATCGTGAAGGCGTCCTTGTGGTACATCAGATCCTGCTTGTAGGCAGTCGATGCAGCACCCACGAAGACGATCGCCGCGGTGTCAGCGGGCACCGAGTTGATGGTCTGGTTCGGCATCGCCGCCGTCATGGCCGGATAGATGCTGAGCGTGGTGGTCGAGGCGCCCGCAATCGCGTCCGCGGTGACGACGAACTGCTGCAGCGCGTCATACGCCACGCCAGTCAACGGGTGCACCGCGAAGACGCCGGCGATCGTGAAGATCGTGCCCTTCGTGACAACCGCCGATGTCGTGATGCCGCCGATCACCAGCGTGTTGCCGCTCTGCGCCGCGCCGGAGACCGTTGCGCCCGTCACGTCCGCGCCGTTCGAGTGCGTCGGGAGATTTACGCACTCGAAGAACTGCGCGCCCTGGGCCCCGCCGATGTAGCCCTCGATGTACTGCTTCGAGATCTTCGCGTCCGGGTTGAAGAGCCCCTTGCTGGCGTCGACGAGGCCGATGTTCGTCGTGTCGCTGATCAGCGCGTAGCGGTCGGTGAGCGGCGTGAGGCTGCGCTGCAGCTTGGCTCGGGCCTGCGCCACGACAGACATCGCGGTGATCGGCGTGCCCGGCGTGCCGACGATGTTCGGCGTCAGATTGATCGCGCGGTTGATCATGTCCGCGTCGACCATCGCGGCGAGCGACGCCATCTTCGGCTTCAGGAAGCGATCGAGCCAATCCTGCTTCGCGTCGGGCACGTTGAACACCTTCTCGAAGGTGCTCATCGCGAGCGTCACATGCTTGCGGTCGGTGGCGTCGCTGAAGGTCACGGGGACCTGGCGCTCGGTGAAGGCCTCGGCCGAACCGCCCTGCGCGAACTGCGCACCAGTGTAGACGCGCGCAGTCGGGGGCACCGTAATGTTCACCGTGGAGCCGGGCTTGTACTTGTCGTACTTGCGCTCGAAGTCCTCTTCACGCGCCCGGTTCATGTTGGAGATGAAGGGCGCGTTTTCTTCGAAGATCGCAGCGGCTTCACGAGCCAGCGTCTGGTAGACGTTGATCGTGTTGACGCCGAGAACCAGCCCGTTGCGGGCCATGTGGCTGAAGAGCAGGTCGTGCGCCTTGAGGGCGACCGACTTTGCGAAACCCGGCGCGAAGGACGCCAGAGCGATGACGGACAGGGCCGCCGTGAGAAGAAGGTATTTCATCCTGAGGCTCGTTTCTTTCGGCGCTGCTCAGCCCACTCGGCGTCGGTCATGGCCGACGGGTCCCGCGACGTGTCGGAACGACCGCCAACAGGGTTGAGGGGCTTTGCAGCTTTGGATCGGGGTTCCGGCTTCTTGGCGATCTCGATCTCGATCAGCGCAAGCTTCCGGACGCGTTGGCGCTCGGACATTTCGGCCAGGTCGGCGAGTACATCGGGATTGCGCCCGAGGTGTGCGAGCAGCTCGGCGGCTACCTTAGGATCGCGGTCGAGAACGTCCTCGATGAAAGGCGTGGGCTTGCCACTGCGATCGAGAAACGGAATCTCTTGAGCGACCTCGGCGGCCAGTTCCTGGAAGCCGTCGAAGTCCTTGCCCGCCTTCAGCATCGATTGCGTCTTCGTGGAGATGGACTCCGCGTAGACGCGCTGGTCTGCCAATTCACGGGCGCGGCGATCGACATCAGCCTCGCTGAGTTGCTTTGGCGCGGGTGCGCCATCGTCTTCCGCACCGGTGTCCGTGCGTGGTGACCGGCGCGCGGTTTCGAGCTCGCGATTCAGGCGCGCGATTTCCGCGTCCCGTTCGCCGAGCCCGCGCGTGCGCGAGTCGATGCGGCGCTGCAGCTTGCGGATGGTCTTGTCGCTGTCGGCCGCGGCCGCGGCGTCACCGTCCTTCTTCGCTGGGTCAGCGTCGTCGTGGTGCTCTTCGGTTTGCAGCGTGGAGAGCTGCGCGTCGGCCGGGATTTGAGTCGTGGCCGAAGGATCGACTTGGGGGGTGGTTTCAGTGTTCATCGCTTGGATGGGTCATGCCGACGGGGCCACGGCAAGTTGGCTGGGGTCCGGCTGCATCTCTGCAACCTGGGGAACTTCGGGCGGCATCACGTTGTCGTGAAGGTCCGCGTGTGCTTCGGTGAGGGCGCCGATCTGGCCCTGCGTTTGCAGTAGCGCCTGGTGCATCTGCTCAAGACGGTCATCGTGCTGCGTGACGATGTCGGCAATCTCCTGCATCGCAGGTGCCGAGCCGACCTTCGCGGCCGCGGCGTCGGCGCTGATGCGCGCCGTCCGCGCCTCGAACCACTTGATGTCGAGTTCCTTCGACTTGTTCACGGCATCGGCTTGCGCCTGGCGAGCCTTGTCGTCGTCTTCGTCGTTGGCTTTGTCCAGCTCGGCGGAGAGCTTTTGAATCAGCTCGGTGGCCTGCTGCAGCTGCTGCTGCATGGTGAGCACCTGCTGCTTGACCTGCGGCGGGACGTTGTCCTCTTCCTCGTCGTCGCTGTAAGCGGCCTGCACGGGAGGCGGCAGCAGCGCGAGGCAGATCTTCGCAACGCGTTCGGCGTCCGGCATGTCGGCCATCTGCACCATCAGCGGCGCCAGCGCGGCAGCGAGTTGCGGATTGCCGGTGCCGAGTTGCGTCAAGCGCTCATTCAACTCCTGGCGCTGTGTCGCGTGGCTCGCGCCGATGCTCACGCGCACGTCGTATTCGCCGATCGCCGGGTTGATCGCGACGACCTTCCCGCTCGCGTCGCGCTTCGACGGCTCGGCCATCGTCGGGTCGACCTGCACGAAGGTGACCTTCTTGCCATCGATGCCGAGGATGCGCGCGCGACGCGGCGTGTCGATCAGCCGCACGGTCATGTCGATCAGGATGCGGCCGAGTTGCTCGAGACTGATGCGCCGGTTGTCGTGGAAGTTGAAGGTCGCCGTGTCG